CAGCTCTGTGATCGTTACCTGCTCGAAGTAGTACCAGAGAAAGCGCCCGCTACCCAGAAAAGTAACCGGCTCAGCCTGGCACGGATCCGGCCCGTGTTTTCTGGCAATCACGTTGCTGCAATACGGCCGATGCACCTGTACGCCTACCGCGACCACATCGGAAAAACCGAGAGCAAGAAAAAAGCCAACCTCGACCTCGAGGTGCTCTCGCATATGTTTACGAAAGCGATCGAGTGGGGTCTGCGCGATGACCATCCGATGACGCACAAAAAGGTCGTGAAATTCGCGCTTACACCGCGCCGCGTGCTGCCGACCGAGGCCGATGTGCTTGAGTTTCTGCCGTACCTGTCGCGGAAATGGCAGCTCTACGTCGCTCTAAAGATCTGGACCGGCCGCCGCAAGGGTGAGCTGCTGCGCCTGCGGAAAGGGACCGATATCACCGAGGCCGGCCTGCGGTTTGTCGACAACAAGAGCGGCGAGGAGTTGCTGCAGCCGTGGGAGCCGGAGACGCGGGCGATTGTGTCGGAGCTGCTCGCACTGCCTGGCGCAGTCCGCGGCCTGCATCTTTTCAGCACGCGCGCCGGGCAGCCCTACATCAACGCGGCCGGCGATACGTCCGGGTTCAATTCAATATGGCAGCGCGCGCAGAAAAAGTACCGCGCCGCCGGTGGTAAGCATTTCACCGAGCACGATCTGCGGAAGTTCCGCGCCTCTCAGCTATCCGCCGAGCAGGCCCGCGCCCTGCTCAACCACACGAACATTCGCACGACGGCCCGGTACCAGGTGGGCCCGAAGGTCGTCGATATCGGGAGCAATTGAAGCCGATCTGTGGGCAGATCGCCATCTGTGGGCAAGGGTGAGCGGAGACTTACTCCGCGCCGCCCGTAAATGGTGGGCCGTGCTGGGCTCGAACCAGCGACCAATTGGTTAAAAGCCAACTAGCGCGAACATCTGCAAGCCGTTGAAAACTCGGCGGATTTGATCAGGCCGGATGATCGAGACTGCCCACAAAAGCGCCAAAAATCCGTGCGTAAGCTGTTGTTTTTGGCACTGTATGGGCAAGTCGGCTCATTCTTCGCGGCGCCGGTACCCTAGACAGAGGTCGCCGAATCCGTTTGAGGGAAACTCTGGGTGATCCGGCCACTCCCGGACGTTTACCCACCGATACAGATCGTACGTGATCGACGCGCCGCCGGCGGTCGGCTGCAGGTTGATCGACAACGGGACCGGATCGAAATAGCTCGCCATAGCTTCGACGATGCAGGTCAGTTGCGCCTGATCCTCCTCGCTGTTGTCCGGCCAACTGAAAAAAAGATCCTTTTCGTTGAATTGGAAATCATCGAACTGCGGAGGATCCGTGGCAGGGTTAAAACTCCAGCTTAAAAACTCGCGCACGTAGATCCCCGAGATCGGCAGCTCGTCGACAGATATCGCCGCGCCTCCTGGGTTGAAAATCAGATCCTGCAGCTCGGTCGCCGGCTGCCAGTCGGTGTCGAATTTGAAAGAGCCCAGGCCGCCGTACTCCTCATAGGACGCAATCACGCCTCCGCCGGCAGTGATGGGTGTGAATGCGCCGCTGACGCTGACGACGCCGGGCGCGATTCCGCCATCGATATACCCCGGAGGGAATTCGCCCGGCGTTTTTGGAGTGTAGTAGTAACCGGAAACGCAGGGAGAAAACTGCACCGGCGCGCGCATTAGCGGAATTCCGATACCACTTGCGACGCTTGTCGTCGATAGCGTCGACGTTGCGAGCGGTATGATAATCCGCCGCGGCCCGCAGGGTTTCGGGTTCGTCTGAAATCCGATGATCTTCGGACTTTCCCAGGATCCGGAGAAACTCACGACCACATCATCACCGACAACGAAAGCGGCGTGATTGCAGCTCATGTATTCAAACGGGACACCGGTCAAGACGGATTGCGCATTGATCTCGAGCGACTGCGCCGAGCTGCGCGCCTGGCCGATATCGACGGTGCCCGTGTTGTTCTCCCGGTCGATCGCCGTCAGCGTGCCGGCGCGATAGCCTGGCGACCAGCGCTGCACGCCTGGCAATAGCACCGAGTTAAGGTAGGTTGCGGCCCCGGACATTGCGAGCCGGTGGGTCATCACGCCGTCAGCGGCTGCGGGAGACGGCGCACCGGGCGCGATCAGAATCTGCGGCTGCTCAGCATTGATCTCGATCGTGGCGACATCGCCGGATTTTTCGAGCGTGTAGTCGGCGCACCACATTTCGCGCGACTCCTGCAGCGGCAGCGACTGCAGCGACGCCTTGCGCGCCTCGAGGTCGGCGATTCTGATCCGATTGTATGCAATATCCTGCTCGATTTGCGCGAGCGTCGATCGCTCGGTGAGCAATTGGGTGTTGGCGTCTGTAATGGCCTCGATGCTCTCCGGCGTGCCATCGTTTGCCGATATGGCCTGATTTACCGCCGCCACAAGGTCAGCGATTCGCGCCTGCTCTGTGACACGCTGCGCGGTGAGGGACGTCAGCTCGTCCTGCCTGGAGGCAATCTCGCCATCGAGCCCCGCGATTCGCGCGGCGATCTCGTCGGTCCCATAGTCGAGAGACACGGTATAGAGGCCGTCGCCCTCCTCGCTCGTGACGCTAGCTCGACCCACGCGTGCCAGCGTCCATGTATTCTTGACCGCCGCGGGTCACAAAAAACTGAATGAAATCGGCCGTAAAAGTCACATCGCCCGCCGTCACCTGGTCGCCAGGGCGAACGAACCAGTCGATATCGGCGCGAACGCGCACCGAGTCGCCAGTCTGCGACCGAGTGCGAATTCCGGTCAGTGTTCGCGAGCCTCCCGCCATACCTGCGTCGAGGAACTCGTCGCTGTAGCCGCTTATGGTCGCCGTGTGATTTATCTCGCCTTGCTGGATGGTGGCGCGCGATAGCGGCGCGGTCGCCATGACCTCGGACACGGTTCCGAATGATTCGACGGCGCGGCGAATCACCGAAAAACTGCCGGAGCCGATAAGCGGCGCGATGACGTCGGCGTATTGATCATAGGCCGGGATTACGGCCTGTAGATAGCTCTTCCGGCCGACTTGCAGCGTCGCCTGCCAGCTCGAGATCGGGATCTCTGTAGGTGGATCGGTCGACACCTGGAGCGCGTAGCTCACAACGGGATTAAGTAGCAGCGGCGTGAAATCGTTAAGAACGCGCACACGCGCGGCCCCGAGGACTCCGGGCATCTGTACCCGTACTGTCTGCGTCACATCGAGAGCGACGGCAGGAGCGCCGAGGACGCCAGGCAGGAGCGCCCGAACGTCGACCGGGTTCGCGATCGAGACGCCTACCGCAGGCGCGCCCAGGGCCCCAGGCATTGCGATGCGCGCCTCGGCGGGTGGCCCCTGCGTCGGCTGTAGCGCTGTGGGCGGCGTGAATGGGTCAATTCCCAGAGACAGGCCGCTATAGATCTGCAGATCCTGTATCCGCCCGTTTACCATGTACCGAGTCGGCGCGGCCGTTGGTCCAGGCGTGCCGGCGTAGGCTCCGCCGATCGCCAGCGGATACAGATCGCCGCCGCTCAGATCACCGAAAGCGACGGAAAAGTCAAGCTGTGAGCCGTTCAGAAAGCACCAGAGGAACCCGCCCTGTCGGACAACGCGGATATGGTGCCAGGTGTTCGTCGATAGCGTCGTGGTTCCGAATCGCTGCGTGATACCTTTCCCGGCGACCTGGATCGTATGCTGCCCAAGAAACGTACTGTTGAGCACGATCCAGAAATAGCCGTTTCCGCTGTTGTCGTCGAGGTTGCCGATAATCGACTGCACGCTCGTATCGTAGAGGTAGCACCAGAACTGCACCGTGAAATCGTCGGCGCCGAAACGCAGAGGCACCGGCCAATCGCCGGTGATCTGCACATAGTCTCCGGCGCCGTCGAATTCTCCAGAGTCGCCGGACAGGTGCGGCAGTCCGTCATTGATCTCCGCGTCGCCTCCGACCGTGAGCGAGAGTTGCGAGGGCGAGGTGTCGACAAAATTTGTCGACGGACTGGTGGCCGCCTGCATGGGAACATGCAGCGCGCACAGGTTGTAATTCGGGTCAAAAGACACCGATTTACGGGCCGAATACGGCCGACACGATAGAGACGTTGGCGCCGACGAGTACGCTTGCCGCAGTGATCACAATCTGACCGGAGACCGGTGTGCTACCTTCGGAGGTTGGCGCCTGTAGCACCGAATTTCCGTCGCTGTCCTCGAACTCGCCCCAAGTAATGTCGCCGGCGGCCGCCGCGCTTACTGTCGCCGACGCTGCGAGCGTGAGCGCCCCGGTTCCGTCGACAGTGCCCACGGGATCGGCGAGCACGATGGTTGCGATCAGGACGTCGGCCTCGGTGTAGAGTTTCAGCACGGCCGGGCCGGCGCCGGCCTCAAGCGCGTTTTTTACCTGCGTCTGCGCTGCGACTGCGAGCGCTGTGGAATATACGGGCCCTGCGGGTGCTGGCATTGCTTACTCTCCGATCCGTTGAATCACTGAAACCGTGAAGGTTGGCCGCGAGGCGTCGCGGTCCAGGGCGATCGGCGCGCACTCGAAAAAACCGTCACGCATTGAAACCCAGACGCGAGGATGGAATCGCACAAGCCTCTCGAGCGCCGCGTCGAGTTCCTCCGACTGATTCGTGTAGGCGAATGTGAACTCGCGATCGCTGTCGGAAAAACCTCGATCATTAATCGCGGCGCCGAGATCCAGCGTCGCCACCTTGTTAAACCGGCGCTGTAGGCCAGAGGTCGCGCTCTCCGGCGCGACTTCGAGCTCCGCGTACCCTTGCAGGTCGAATAGCTTTGAAGCGACGAGGACATCCATCACGCGGCCCCTAGTAACAGCTCGTAGCCTTCCTCATTCACGCGCACCTGCAGCGCCTCGAAGATCTCGAACATGAAGGCCTCGAGGTGCGGCTGCAGTCCATCGGCCTGCACGACGATCTGGCCGCCGCCGCTTCGGATCGCCTCCGTTTGGGCGCGCAGCTTGGCGATCTGAGCGTCTATCAGCTTGTTCTGCCGGCGGAGAACGTCCTCGCGGTTTTCTTCTTCCTTGCGGATCGCCTCCTCGATAATCCGGCGCTCCTCCCACGAGTCCGCGTCGATGCGATTCTCGAAAAGGCCGCCGAGAAGATCGCCGGTGCTCTCGATAGCGGTGTTGATCGTCTCAATGATCGCGACCGCGCGCTCCGCGTCGGCCTCAATACCGGCCACGTTGAGGGAGACGACGGCCTCGATGTTTTTGATGCGCTCGTTACTTGCGATCCGCTCCAGCTCGATCGCCGTTTTAGTGGCCTGCTCCTCCGCCTTTTTGCTGGCCTCCGTCGACTTCTGCAGGCTGCCCGCCTGCGCCTCGAATGAAGCGCCCCAGGCGTTCGAGGAGCCGACCAGCGACTCGCCCCTGGCGCGCAGCGCATCGTAACCGTCTGCGAGATCCTGCGCGCTTATGCGACCTGCGTCGAACGCCTCCGCCAGGGAGCGCGCCAACACTGGCAGCGTGTCGGCATTCTCCAGCCGGTCGAGAGTGACCAGGAGGCCCGAGAAAAGATCGTCGCCCTGCACACCGTCAAGCGAGGCGAGCTTGTCGAAGGCAATAACAGCATCCTCGATCGGATCCGATAGCAGCTTCGGATCGACGCCGATCTCTTTCAGTAGCTTGTTCGTAGCGTTCGCTGCTGTCGACAGGTCGGTAAGTACGTCGAGCGCGTCGCGGATAGGTGGCGGGACGTTGCCGGCGCTGACCGCGGTCTCGTCGAGGTTCTCGCTTAGCACGGCGGCCTCGTCGGCGGCCTCGCCGATCGGCTGCCCGAAGTTCAGCGCCGCGACCGTCGCAAGCGCCAAAGCTTCATTGATCTGCTTTATTCGCTCGCCGATCGGATCGCTACTTGTGAAGGCGGACCGGATTTGCTCCCACGCCTGCCGGTAGACTCCGACCTCTGTCGTCGCGCTCTGTAACTCCTCCGTGGCCCCCGTTACGAGCCCCGTCGCCAGGTCGAAAAGGCCAGCCTCGCCGGCGGCGATCTGAGCATCGCTGATGGCGTTAAAAAGTCGATTGACCTCGGAGCGGTAGTTGCTGACGCGTTCGACGTCGAATGTATCGTTAAGGCCGCGAGCAAGCGCCGGCAGGAACTCCTCCGCCGTGAGCGTGCCGCTCGATACGAGTTCGTTTAGCTCTGCCGTAGTAAGGCCCATCGACTCCGCGGCGATCTGGAACGCGCCCGGGAGCCTCTCGCCGAGTTGCTGGCGCAGTTCTTCCATCGAGACTACGCCCTTAGACACGATCTGTGTGATCGCCTGGAGCGCGCCGTCCGTGTCTGCGGAGGACTTGCCGAGGACCGCCATCGCCTGCGCGACGGCCTCGAAGATATCGCGGGATTGCTGGCCGGCCAGCGTGGTGCCTTCGGTCGCCGCGAGGAGACTGAGGTAAGAGGAAGTCGTCGCCTGCAGATCAAGCCCGAGCCGGTCGGCTGTCGAGCGGAGGAATTCGAGTTCTTGAGAGGCGCGGCCGGTCTCACCGGTAACGGCCTCGACGCCGAGCCGAAAGCTGTCGATATTGGCGTTGGCCTCAAGAAACTCGCGGAGCACCGCAGACGCGGCGAGCGCCTTCAGCGCGGTGGTTAAGAGGTTGATATTGTCGACCGGGCCCGTGCCGAGCTGGTCGAATTCGTCGCCGAGCTGGTCGGTGCTCAGGGCGGCCTTTTCGGCCTCGCCGGATATGCCCGAGAGCGACGATTCAATGCCGGAAACGGAGGCGCCGAGGTTGTTTTTACCCTGGAAAAGGATCTCAACGGTGCGACGTACGTCAGCCACTATTGCCGGCCCTCCTCTCTCGATAAGCCGCCCACAAGACGACCTCCTCGTACGTCAAAAATCCCTGCGGGAACAAGTCCGGGCGATGCTCGTATAGGTAGCCGCCACGCGCATCGAGCAGCGCCATAACGGACGCTAGCTCGCTATCGGCAGCGAGGCGGCGTCTTGCTTTACCAGTTCAGAACCCAGGCCCGTAAGTCGCGCGATCGTGTTCGTAAGGAGCTGAAACTCGATCGGGAAATTCTCGGCGATCCTGGCCGCCGTCGCCATTTTTAGCGAAGGCTCGACGCAGCCAGCGACGAGCATCTCGAGGCGCTTCGCGACCTCCGCCGGCGTCGCCTTGCGTCCCTGCCCGATCGCCTCGCGGATCTTGTGCACGCTGGCATCGTCCGCTATCGCCTCGGCGAGCTTTTCGATTGTCGTGCGGATCGACTTTGCGGCCTCGTCGGCCGCGCCGAGCTCGTTGGAGTTCAGGCCGCGCACCAGGAAAGCAGGATCCTCGCCCTCTCCGAAAAAGTCGGAGAGAGCCGGAACACTGACAGATTCAGTGCGGGCCCGAAATTCCGCCTGCTCGAACTTGTCGGCGTCAAACGGCATCAGGCCGTCGCCCTGGTGGCCTTGCTCTCCGCGGCGATCGTGCACGCTGCGGTGATGTCATCGTCGGCCGGATAGGATAGCGTCATGCCGAGCTTTCCCTGGTCCAGGGTGTAGCCGGTCGCAAAGCGATCCGGATAGAAGCGGAACCAGAGCACCTCGTCGACGACGGAGACAATCGGGTCGTTCACACCGTCCTCGAGGTAGGCCGTAAACGTGCCCGCCTGCAGCGTCGACGACGAGCTGCCACGGGTGCGTCCGTAGACCTGCGTCGAGCTGACGGAGTGGCTCAGGCCAGAAGGCTGGTAGTCCGTGGCCTCGATCTCCGCGAAGATCGGCGACGCATACGATGCATGCACCGCTTTCGGCTCGTCGCCGGTATGGATCGCCGGCAGTGCAGAGAGAAAGGTCAGCGAGCCACTGCCATAGTCGACGGAATAGCCGGGCTGGATCGCGCTCTCTACGTGCAAGCCCACGACCGAGAAAATCTCGTCGGCCGCGATAGCCGCATTGGCCGACGTTGTTACGCGTACCTGCCCGATCTCGATCGAGTCGACCGGGATATACGGAGGGCCTCCGGCGCCGCCGCGCGTTTCGCTGAAAGTAGCGTCGGATCCATCCGTGCCGGCCACTACGGCGATGCTCCCGGCGTTGTTGACCGTGATGCTGCAGACCTTCGCGACGTCCGTCGCCGGCCGGGTGATGGTTACGTCAGCATCGGCCGCGACCGCTGTCACGACGCCGTTTAGGTTGCACGAAAGCGCCGCAACGTCCACGTTATTGTTCCCGCCCGCGCTGGCTGGCGTGATAGCGCCGCCGGTTAGTAGTCCATTCGGACGAATCACCGGAGCGAAGCCGCTGCGCCGACTCCAGAGCGAGGCGCCGGAGGTAAACGTCGTGCGGTCGCCGGAGTCGGTGAGTTCGGACATCGCGACCGAATTCTGCCCGGCTTCGTATTCAAGGCGCGCATTTTCTGCTGATGGCATGGCGGTTACTCCTTTGCGTCGCCGGTGGCCTCTGCGGCGTCAGGCTCGGCCGCCGGAGGTGCCGGCGGTTTTGCCTTTACATGCAGATCCTTGTCGAAATCCGCCTCATTGATGAGGCGGCCCGGTGCGGTTTTGTCACCTTTCAGGGTGACAAAAACAGTCGGCAGTCTTGCCATTACATGCCCTCCGATTAGCCGAGCAGCAGAGCGGCGTGCTCCGGCTTGATCATGGACTGCCCCCAGGCGATCGCGATCTCCCAATACATCTGGCGATACTGCCCGTACATGGACACCTCGAACGCGAGGCCCGAGCGCGGATCGACGATTGTCGTGCGATCGAGCGCGCTGTCGCCATCCTCCGGCAGCGCCGGCTGGCGCGTCGCCAGCACGATTCAGGTGCAGGTCGCTCTCCGGCGAGCCGTTGTCAACAAGGATCTTTCGCGACAGAGCGGCCGCGGTGTAATCCCCGGCGGTGGCGAACGGCGTCGTGCCGGCAGTGCCCGCCGCGCGTGAGGCGGAAACGTGCAGCGCTGCCAGGTCGGCCTCGATTTCGTTTGTAAGGGTCCGAAACGCTTGCTGAATCTGCTGACCGCGGAGCGTGCCGACGCCTGCGCCGGTGTTCATGCCGCGCGATTGTTCGCCATTCCAGCGGATAGGCACTGCGCGCGACTTCGAGATCGAGATCGCCTGATTTCCGATCACCTGGTCGCCCGCATTCGGCGAGGTAACGCCCGGGGTAACGTCCTGCGCAGCGGCCGCAGGCGCTACCGGAGAGCGCACCGTCTGCCCGAGGGCAGCGCGCGCGGCGTCTGCATCCATAGTCACCGCAGGAATGAATCCGACCAGCTCGCGCGATACAACGTCGAGGTTCGCGTACAGATCGGGAATCAGATTGTCGAGAGTGTTCGCCATTGCTTATGGCCTCCGTTTATGCCGTGATTTGCACGCCAGCTTTCGACGCTTCCATCTTTGCGGACGGATCAAGCGCCTCGAACTCCTGGCGGGTCATTTGCTTTGGATCACCGGAGCCTCTCGCACCTCTCGATCCGACGCCGGCACCTCCCGTGCCGGACGGTTTGAGCAGCTCCGGCCGTGCCTTCGCAATGCCTGCCACCCCATCGTTAACGGAGACGAGCTTGTCGTCGTCCGTTTTGAAGAAAATATCGTCGCCCTCGAACACCA